TAAAACTCTTTTACACTTCTTCACTTCTCTCAACTTATCAATGTGTAACGGTCATACCTGTAATATGTGATACGGTTCTTTCAAATATGATGTATTATTAGAAATGACTATTTTAATATAAGTGTAAGATATTATAGGCGTTACGCCTGATTATCTGTTACTTAAATGTGACTGAGTAATATGATACTTTATCAGATGTGTTAATCTGTTCTGTATAATTGTCTTGCCGAAATTTTTGAGAGAGTGCGACTTTTAATCGATAAATCGTGGAAAATTGTGGAAAGTTGTGTGTTTGTGTGTACGGCCCATATGTATATATGCGAGTAATAGAAGAACAGACTTTGTGGTTTACATCCCGACCGCCGGAACGACTTTTTTTGTTACTTATATTATTGTTACTTACATCATTGTTACTTACATTAATAATATATCAAATATAAACATTTTTGGTTATTATAAAGTTGGTAATTAGTTGGATTTCAAGTCAATCGTCAAATCGGGAGGCTGCCTCCTGATAATCAAGAGGCAATTTAAATTCTGTTCATAAATTTTTATAATGGTCTGTTTCATAATTTTTATTTTGCTCAGCATCGATTTTTAAATTTTTATCCCGGTCTTTCCACAAGTTTATAGGCGTTTTTTTTTATATATGACAAATTTATTTTTCTTTCTTTGGTTCTCAATTAAATTTATTTCCATTTTCATCTATAATAATTGTATTTCCTTGGTATTTGATATTTTCTCTTATTAAAATACAAATTTTATATCATTATCCATTATTTCTTTGTATTTAGCACATCTAATGATGGCTTCTTTGATATCCTTTAGTAATTGTTGTTCTTTTTCTTTATTTAATTTGATTTTATCTGGTGATTTATCATTTTCATTTTCAGTTCTGAGTTCTAGTATTTGTTTCATATCATTAGCAATTAATTTAGCTTCCGGTTGATATAGTTGTTCAAGTGTTATAGATGCTAGATATCTTTCTGGTGATACTAATATTGGTGAGTGTTGGGCGTATGAAACGGTTGAAAATATTATTAGTAATGTGATTATTAAGGTTGTAATTGTTTTCATTTTGTTTCTCCTCTTAGTTTTAATAAAAGGTCAGTTCTGTGAGTATAAGAGTAGAGAACTGACCTGTTGTTATGGGTATATTTACTTATATAAATATGGAAATAATGAAAATTAATTATTATTTTTCAAATCATAGACAATAAATCCTGTTAAGTATCATTTGATTTTTAAAATAAAAAAAGGCTTCTCCGTAACTGAGAAGCCTTATAACTAAGAGAAAAAAAATGACTATATAATTGGCAGATCATGTTAGTCATCTATAAATATGGAAAAAAATTAATTATCTAGTATTTTTTTGAAATTTTCTAAAAATATTTTCCATTGCCTATCATCAACATCATTATTAAAACCAATATCAGGTATTTCATCTTCAATATCTATTTCATCTTCAATATCTATTTCATCTTCAATATCTATTTCTTCTGGCAAGTCTTGGTTCATAGTTATTTCGCCTGTAACTATTTGTTCACATATTTCTGAACAGAAGTCGGCGTTTTCATCTAAAATTATATTACCACAATAGCAGTGTTTTATGTGCTGTGTATCCATATGACCTCCTTTTTTCTGGATAAATACGGTCTGAAACGCCTTTATATAACGTTTTTTATTAAATATTTGACTAAATATTTGGATTTTAGCGAAATTTCCCATACCAGCGATTTCCCATAGTATGGCTAAAGCCATAGTGTGGCTAATTTAGATCAAGTACAAAGGATACTAGAAAGGAAGTACAAAAAGATCACTAGAAGATCAAGTACGGAAGGGAGAAAAAAAATCTGCGATTTTTTTCCTCCCATATTGGATTAAATCTAATCTGAAAGATATTAAGGTATCTTACAGGTGTATTGTACTTACAGGTGTATTGTACTTACAGATTTTTAAAATTTAGAAAATAAAGTTTCTAATACTTTCAGGAGGTTTTAAGACCTTTCAGGAGTTTTAAGTACCGCGTTTTTTAAGACCTTTCAGGAGTTTTAAGTCCCGCGAAAAAAAATTTTAAAAATTTTGAAAAAAAAGTGTATTTAAAATATTTTTTCTATACTTATATACAGGAAATACTATACGGCAAAAACAGAGTTGAGAGTTAAGTGAAATTTTTATAAGATTAGGTTAATACCTAAAAAAAGCCATCTGGAAAAATGACTCTCTATTGCCGTAGAGTAAGTAAAAGTTTCCTACCAGATGGCTTTTTTATTTTAAACGGAGAATTAAAATGGCTGTAAAATATGATTTATTAGAAGTATTAACAAAAAACATCATACCAATCACAACTCAAACATTTGAGATAATATTAAAATTAAATAATCCGGCCGACTGTTTGGCTCTTTATATGTTTTATATACATAAAAGTATTAAAGAAAAAGAACAAGGTTATACAGCCGATGCTGTAAAGGCCGATAATGTTTATTGTGCTAAAGGACTTGATATGTCAGAAAAACGCGTATCAAATGCACGAAAACAATTAAAAGATGTAGGACTTATAGAACAAGTTATAAGAAAAGATAAATCTACAAATAAAATCATTGGACATTATGTTAGAGTTAATTATGTTATTAATATAACATCAAAACTAAAAGAAATTATTAAAAAAGATGAAAATAATGTTACAGATGAAAGTGAAGAAGTTGTTAATGAAGAAGTTATTAATAAAGAAATTGTTAATGAAGAAATTGATAATAAAGAAGTTATTAATAAAGAAATTGTTAATGAAGAAATTGATAATAAAGAAGTTATTAATAAAGAAATTAATAATAATTTAGATGATATAGCACGTTATTTTGAAAAACCTAAGGACAAATTTTTAGATATTAATAAAAGTGAAGAACTTAGAAATGAAATATTAAAAGTAAAAACAAAAAAAGATGCTGAAAAATCTCGTGAAAATTATAGATTTGTTATGAAAAATATCGAGTTATATAAATCATTATATCTTAAAAAATACGAAAGAGAACATCCGGATGTCGATATTAAAATATTATATTCTTGTATGAACAAAATTGTAAAAAAAATAAGAGATTTGATTGAAAAAGCTAATGATGATAATAGTTTAAATATAGAAAATGTAACTAAAGGACTTCTTGCCGATATGTTCTGGAAAGCTTCCGGTAAAAACGGAGTTTTTCCTCTCAACAAACAGAGAGCCACGATACAAAAATTTTCAAAATATATTGACGATATAATTGCAAACACAATTTAATTAAGGAGATAAAAAAATGACACGAGAAAAATACATTTCTGAACTATTGTTAATAATAGAAAAACGAACAACTAATGATATCAGTTTTTACAAAAACAAAATAGGTAAAATTTATGACAATGAAAGAGATGATAGTATTGATAAAGTAAAAGAGTGGCTCGAAAAAACGCCGATAGATAAAATAAAAAATGATTTAAGCATATTGTAAAAAAAAATAATTTTTTTTTTGAAAAAAAGTGTATTTAAAATATTTTTTTCTATACTTATACCTGTAAAAAAAAAGGAGAAAACAAATGACTAATATAAAAAAAATGACCGATATGGAAAAATTTGAAAAAGCATTTCAAAACGCAATCAATATTTTAAATTGTGCTGAGTTCAAATTAACAGACGAAGATATATATAGACTTCGCGGCTTGATACTATTATACGGCGAAGAAGATGTTATACAAGAAATATCAAGCATCGCAAGATTTTCTATACACTGTGAAATTAAAATAAGTGGACATAAATTAATTTATATGATCCGTAAAAGATTTGAACTCAGAAATTTTTCATTAGAGGAGGAAGAATAATGGAAACTAATAAAACAAAAAAGAAAGGTAGACGCAACAACGTAATAACAAAAGCACAAGTATATTTTACAATACCAACAAACACACTTTCAGAAGCAACTATATTAGCAAACGAAAACGATTTGGTTTTACCACGTATGATATCAGATTTTTTGGAATTTTTTGTAAAAGAGTATAAAGGTAAAAAAGTTGTTGATATTGATGAGATAATTAAGTCATACAAACTTGTATTACTTAAAAATAAAAACAAACAGCCGCACAATCCCGACTCGACGGCGATTTGGGGAACAAAAACTCGTGTAAATTTAACGCTCGATAGTGATTTAGCAGAAGCATTAAGAGAAAATCCTATTTTTAGAAAATATAATATCTCAGCATTGATTAACGATTTGCTTTGGAAAGTTTATAACGAAGAACTTAAAAAAGAGCAGTCACTTTAAAAGTTGAGGTAAACATGAAATGGACAATGATAATTTTTATAAATTTTTTGAGTCTGACGATATGGGAAGACTGAACGCCGAGAGAGTGGCAGTTGTTTGTGATAATTGTGGTAAAACATTTCAGCTGTTAAAATCACAACTTAATAGAAGTAGCAGTGACAAACATTTTTGTAGCAGAGAATGTTTTTCAAGATCGAGTTATAAAAGAGAATCGTTGTTAAAAAGTAGAAGAGAAAGAAAAGTATATAATAGTAAAAATGAAATTGCTGACAAAAATTGGAAACCGACCTTAAAATGTAGTTTTGAAGAAGCACAGAAAAGGTTACACGAAAAAAGGATTAAGGAAGGCAAAGAAGTTATGTTATTATCAAAAAATGTGGAGGGAACAATGAGTGACTTGGAAAGAAAAACTACAGGAACAAACTAATAGCAAATATATAAATGAAGTTTATAAAAAAATTTTTGGAGAAGATGTATTAATAAAAAGAAGTTCACAGAATAACTTAAATGACATCACAATGATGTTAGATCAAAAGTTTGGAATAGATGCACAAATAAAATTAACTTCAGGATGTAAGCTAACCGCACAAGAAAAAATCTTACAATTTAGCAAATCACATTTTAATCAGCTCACAATCGAGTTCCTTAACAACACGCCAGACGACAATAACAATGGGGATTGGTTTCACAATTATTCTCAAATGTATTTCTTCGGTTATACAAATGAAGCTGGAGATGGACTTCTGAAATGGTGGATATTTAATACATTTAATTTAATGTTTTATTTAACGAGTAAAATTGGTATTGATACATTAAAGGAAAAATATTTAAGACGGAATCCATCTCCAGCCAAGTCGTCTTTTTTTGCAATACCTATATCGTTACTAGAAAATAAAAACTTAATAATGTTTCACAGTTAAAAACTAAACGTTTTCTAATAAAAATTTATATTTATGATAAATGAAATTAGCTAATTTCAATAATTTTTAATAGGAACCTTCCGTATGAAAACATTAAATTATGATCTTGCCGCGAACTTAGATTTTGTTACGAAGAGAGGTGACACATTTAATCCAAAACCTTTTGTAGTAAACTTAGTAAGCGGCTCAGTATCGCAAAGCATGGATTTCACAGGCTTTCACGCAAAGATGCAAGTCAAACACAACAAATCGGATGAAAAACCATTATTAACTCTCTCAGATGAAAACGGATATATAACACTAATTAACGGTTCAATGATTATAAATGCGGATGATAATACAATGAACATAGATCCTGGTGACCATTATTATGATTTACAGATAACATATCCTAATGGAGTTGTAAAAACCTGGCTTCAAGGTAAATTTAAAGTAAAACAAGATGTAACGAGGTAAAAAAATATGAGTGAAATTATAATATTAGAAAACACAGATGAACAGATATTAATAAACGTACAAGAACCAACACTTGGTTTATCTGGAATCGATGGAACGAGTGGTACTTCTGGAATAAACGGAATAAATGGTACATCTGGTACATCAGGAATATCTGGAACGAGTGGTACTTCTGGAATAAGCGGAACAAGTGGTACTTCGGGAATCAGTGGAACGAGTGGTAGTTCTGGAATAAATGGAACAAGTGGTAGTTCAGGAATATCTGGAACAAGCGGTAGTTCTGGAATCAGCGGAACGAGTGGTAGTTCAGGAATATCTGGAACAAGCGGTAGTTCTGGAATATCTGGTACATCTGGTAGTTCTGGAATCAGCGGAACGAGTGGTAGTTCTGGAGTCAGCGGAACAAGTGGTAGTTCGGGAATAAGCGGAACATCTGGTAGTTCAGGAATCAGTGGAACAAGTGGTAGTTCCGGTTCAAGTGGTAGTTCTGGTTCAAGTGGTAGTTCTGGTTCAAGTGGTGTATCTGTGAGCGGAAGTAATTATAACCATATAAGTGAAGTTGGCAGCACTATAAAAATCGGTGATACATCGTCGGACAACTCTAAAACAAAAATAGTCATTGATAGTGACTCTGTATTATTAGATATAAACAATCCAAACCATACGACACGACTCGGTGATATTTATAATAAAGGAAACGGAACAGCAGTATATATTGTTGATGCAGCAAAACAGATTAATATGATTGCACGAGATACGTTATATTTGGGTAATCCAGGTACACATATGTTAGAAATTTATCCAAGCGCCTCTCAAGTAAATTTTTCCGTTGATGAAATTTATCAGAATGGTCAAAGAGTTTATTTTTCAACTACAACTAGTTCTAATAGTTTTTTACATGTATCTGAAAGCGGTAATATAGTAACAGTTGGAGATTTTACATATGATATATCTAAATCGAGGTTAATTGTTGATAATGATTCTAATACAATTTCATTGGATACTCCGCAGGGAAAAGTAAGTGTTGGAGATACTTTAAATAACGGATTTAGTACATTTATTATTGTTGATAACACTGAACAAAGAATTGATATTATTGGTAATGACACGATTACTCTTGGACATTCTGGAGGAGATAGACCTTTAATACAACTTTCTCCTAATTTGAGGCGTATTGAGTTAAATGCTGATGAAATTTATCATAACGACCAGCTAGTTTATTTTTCAACTGAAAGTAACGGTTCTGGTACATCTGGTACATCTGGTGTTGATGGAACAAGCGGAACAAGTGGTGTTGATGGAACAAGTGGAACGAGTGGTACAAGTGGAACAAGTGGTGGTTTGTCAAGTGATGCGTTAAAAATTGAAGATAATATGTTAGTTTTTACATCAGCGTCGTCTTATACCGGAGATACTTTTTATGTCGCTAGTTCTTCTGTGGTGTTTGAGTTTCAAAACAGAGGAACTTCTTTCCACGGTAACTTTGACTTACCTTACGGAAATAAAATTTATATGGCAAAACAATACGATAACTCATATAACAACTTATTTTTCATACCGGACTCACATATAAGTGCGTATGATACAAATCTGCCGTGGAGATGGGGAGCCGGTTTCTGTATAGGTACTTCCACGGATTACAATCTTGGTACAATGTATGCTTCGGTCGGGTGGTCCGGAAAATTTGGAACAGCTATGTTTGGTGTAAATGGTGAGTTGAAAGGAAGTCTTTCGTCCGACGATATCAGTGTTTATCAATTATCATCGAAAATGGGTGAAGGACTTGATATTGCTATTACCGACTACTATGAGACAGGAACAAAAGCTATTAATATAGTTCCGTCTTTAACTTTTAATGGAGATTGGCCTCACAATCAACCTTCGATAGCGACTTTTGGCATTAACAATTTATCTGGTGTTGGAAAGTTCAATCAATGGGGTAATGCTGGTTTAGGAGCACCAAAATCGACATGGCACATATCGGGTTCATTGGGAACATCAATCAATAAACATATAAGCAGCGATTCTCTATTACTTACTAAATGGCACAACACATTATTGGTGGACGCTACTTCAGGAAGTACATCGATAGAGTTACCTGATGCATGCGATTGTATAGGAAGACATTATACGATAAAGAAAATAGACTCAACTTCAAATGTTGTGTTTGTTAATGCTAGCAGTTCACAATATATCGATGGTGAAGCAACGGCATCACTAACCGCTCAGTATGAAATTATTAAAGTTCAATCCGACGGAAGTCAATGGTGGAAATTATAATGGAAATTATAAATAATAATAAGGAGATAATACAATGATGGTAAAAATAAAACCGATAACAATACTTAACAAAACATATACTCAACTTTATATCGATACAGTGGATGTAATATTAAATGTACAAGTAAATATTTTATATACATTAGCAACTGAGAACAGAGAATTGCTAGGATATCAAAAATTAGTTTTATCAGGCGAAGATTATAATAAATGGTCGGACGATGATTCTTATATAATTAAAAAAGTGGCTCAAGCTCTTGGTGTTGAGTTAGATAATTAAAAAAAACAATTAAGGAGTAATAAAATGATAAAAGAAAGACGCGAAGAGTGGGAAAATAACCATGACGCTCTAATAATTGCATACAAAGAGATGATTAAAGAAAATATGGATAAAGGTATTTACAAAAGACCATCTGTGTCAGCTTTATCAAAAAGAACAGGCATTTCGAGAACAGCCATTTATGATCATTTAAAAGAAATGACATTGGTTGACTCGTCATTAATGCAAAAACTAAGAGCTGATGATGTTCTAGAGGCATTGGCAAAGAAAGCCATCGAAGGTGATGTGCTAGCAATAAAATTATATGCGCAAGTAGTTATGAACTGGTCAGAAAAAAATATACAGCAAGTTGAAGTTAAAGAAACGCCAACACTTAAAGTTTCTTTTGTTGATAATAAAGAAGATGATAAAATAGAAGAAACGCCGGAAGAAAAATCATAAAAAAATTAATGCGAAATAGTACATAATAGACTTTTATGGACATAAACAAAGCATATATAAAATTTATTAAATCTGAGGCAAGAACTTGTGTACTTATGGGCGGCGCAGGATCTGGTAAATCTTTTGCATCCGCACAAAAAATAATTATGAGGATTGTAAGTACTGAAGGTGTAAATGTATTGGTTATTAGAAAAGTCGCAAAAACTTTAAGAAACTCAGTGCACGAACAATTAAGAAAAATAATTGAAATGGAAGGACTAACAGAAGATTTTTTAATAACTACAACACCTCTCGAAATAACCTGTAATAGAAATGGAAACAAAATAATTTTCATTGGTTTAGATGATCCGGAAAAGATTAAATCTATAGCTAACATAACACACATATGGGTCGAAGAAGCCACAGAACTTAACAAAGAAGATTTTGACCAAATAAAACTTCGCGTTAGAGGTATAACATCTTCATACAAACAAATCGTATTGACTTTTAATCCGATTTCATCCTTACATTGGTTAAAGAAAGAGTTTTTTGATAAAGTAAATGATGACACACTTGTTTTAACAACAACATACAGAGACAATAAATTTCTAACTAAAGATGATAGAAAGACTATTGAGGATTTAAAATACACAAATCCTATGGCGTATGATGTTTATGCTAATGCACAATGGGGAGTAATAACAGAAGCATTAATATATAATAATTGGTCTGTCAAACCTGATATAAATGAAGATGAGACTTGGTATGATGAAATATTAGCAGGCGCGGATTTCGGATATCATCATCCAGCTGCATTAAAAATAGGATTAGATAAAGAAGGTAATATTTATGTATTGAAAGAAGTAAAGTTAAATAAGGTGACTAGACCAGAATTTTTTGCAGAAATTGATAAAGTATTTGGAAAGAAAGATATGATAATAGCGGATTCTGAAGATCCTGCTTCAATTGAAGAAATGAAAAAAGAAGGATTTATAGTAAAGCCTGTTATCAAAACAAAAGATTTAGTAAAAATGGGTATTGATTATATAAACAGAAGAAAAATTTTTGTTCATCCATCATGTGTAAATTTTATTAATGAGATACAAACATATAGCTGGACAAAAGATGAAAAAAGTGGTTATTACATAGATAAACCTGTAAAAATCAATGACCATTTGATGGATTGTCTCCGCTATGCGATGACAGAAAAGATGAACAGGAAAGAAATCAAGGCTTGCCTTGGATTTTCATATTAATGAAATTTTAATGAGGAACAATTATGTATAAAGACATCACACAACAAATATTAGAACAGTTAAAATCAACAGAAGGTCACGTAACATCAATGATGTTAAATAATTTGATTACTTCAAATATATCAGAAAAAATGAGGTTGCAAGGATTGTGGGATAGATATAATGGAGAGGTTGAAATTAAATCAAGAGTATTTGCTGATGCTAATAAAGTAAATAATAAATTGGCAAACAACTTTCGTGGTTTAATCACAAATCAACTCACATCATATGTCTTTGGAAATCCGATTACATACAAAATAAGTTCAGAAAAATATACACTTGATGACAACGATTATCTTCAAAGATTTTTAAGAAAAAATAATTATGAAGACATGGATTATCAAACAGCAGAAATGATGTCTGTGTGTGGTGTTGCTTATAGATTATTATATATCGATATAGAAGGTAATGAACGTATGATGAACATCAATCCGTGGGAAGTCATTTACATAAAAGATCAAACATTAGATGAAGTTCAGTATGCTATGATTTATTACCCTGTTGAAATTATTACTGGTAATGCGGGTTCTTCAAATCCTATAACACAAACAGTAACATATGTGGAGTGGTATGATAAAGATAACGTAACATTTTATATACAATCTGGTGCTGATTTTATTTTAGACTCAAATATTGATATAAACCCAATGCCACATTTGTTTGGAGGTGTTCCAATAATAAAATTTCAAAATAATAATTTAGAAAAAGGTGATTGGGAAGCAGTAGAAACTCTTATTGATGCTTATGATAAAACTACATCAGATATGCAAAATGAAATTGAGGAGTTTCGTTTATCATATTTAGGTTTTTACGGAGACATAGAACCAACACCAGAAACTATGAAACTTGCAAGACAATCTGGTGCTTTCAAATTTCCAGTAGGAACAGATGCAAAATTTATAACAAAAGATATCAATGATACATTTTTGGAAAATCATAAAAAAACATTAGAAACAAACATATTAAAGTTTTCATCTGTTGTTGATTATACATCAGAATCTTTTTCTGGTGGTACAGTAACAGGTGAAAGTAGAAGATGGAAATTATTAGCACAAGAAAATCTTGGAAAGATGAAAGAAGTAAAATTTAGTCGTGCGTTAAATGATCAATTTAATCTATTAACAAATTTTTGGAAAATTAAACAAATAGTTATTAATCCAGAAGATATTAGATATGAGTTTAATCGTTCACTTCCTACCGAGCTCGGAACATCTGCTGATATAGCAAGCAAATTAAATGGTATTATCTCACAAGAAACATTGTTGAGTTTGATGCCTTTCATTGATGACCCACAGGAAGAAATAGCTAAAATGAAAAAAGAAAAAGAAGAAAATGCAAATATGATTAATCTTGATGATATAACATCATCTCCGGTAGATAATAATAAAGATGTATCAAATGACACTAACCAACAATAAAAAACAATTAATAAAAATATATAAATCTGCTCTAAATAGAGTCAGGGCAGAATTTATGCGTTTACAAGAACGATATGGTACAAATATGTCATACGGGCAATTACAAAACTTAAATAGATTATCAAATTTAGATAAGATAATAAATGATGAAATAAAAAAGTTAGGAAGTAAAACAATATCGATAACAGATAATTCCATAAAAACATTGTATGAAGAAAAATATAATGAAGTTGTAAATAAGATACCTAAAGAAATAACAGAAACTATTGGATTTGGATTAATAGATAAAAAGGCAGTAGAAAAGTCTGTTGATAACACATTTAAATCAGTAACATTAAAAAATATAAACAATCTTCAACATGAGGTTAATACTGAAATAGCTCAAGGACTTATTAAAGGCGAGTCATATGAAAAAATATCAAAAAAAGTAACAGAAAGATTTAATGTATCTGCTAATAATGCTTTAAGAGTAATTAATACAGAGACTCACAAAGTAGTAAATAAAGCTGCAGTTGATGTTTATAATAAGGTAAAAACGAGTGCTGAAAATCTTGGATATAAAATAAAGAAGAAATGGGTATCAGTTAAAGACAATAGAACTAGAGAACTACACGCAGAAATGGATGGTGTTTATGCAGATGATGATGGTAATTTTAAATTACCTGATGGAACAGTAACACAGGCTCCTGGATTAACAGGAAAAGCCGAACATGATATTAGATGCAGATGTATATTTATTACAGAGATTATAAAAAATTAGCCAACAATTAAGCGTTTTTTAATAAAATATATATTTATATACTAACAATACCAACAAAATAGGACTTGTTAGGCTGAGTACTAACAAGGGTAAAAGGAGGATTAAAATGGAACAAGTACAAGAAGCAGTTGAGACGAAAGAAGTAAATAAAACTTCGCAGGACGATATAAAAAAATATTTAGAGACTGATGAAGGTAAAAAATTTCTTAACTCATATACTGACAGTCGTATCACTAAAGCAATAAAGACATATGAAGAAAAAACTTTACCTGGTTTAGTAGATGCTAAAATAAAAGAAATGTATCCTGAAGTATCTCCGGAGCAAAAAGCTCTAAAAGAAATG